TGAGGTTGAATTAGCCAAGCAAGAGGCAGATGCGGCTAGGCGTGAACTTGCTCTATTGAAGTCAGGCATTGACATCAACTCTCCAACTGGAAAGTTATTTGCTAAGTCCTATGAAGGTGAATTGACAGCAGAAGCAATCAAGGCAGAAGCGGAACAGTATGGCTTAATCGCCACTTCTGAAACCCAATCTGTTAAAGAGGAATTAAGCGCAATTGATCGCGTATCAAATGCCTCCGCTGGTTCTCAGGCTTTCATTGCACCTTCAGCACTTGATGATATTCGCAATGCGGATTCACCAGAGGCAGTTCTGGCTATTGTTTCAAAACTCGGTATCCCAATTTCAAATGAGCAACCTCAATCTGGATTCATCCGAATCTAGTCCTCATTTCCGAAAGAAGGCGAATAAATGGCTTTAACCCAAGTTTCTTCGCTTGATCTCTCGAAGGCCGCGTATGAGCAAATTGCTTACTATGCCCTTCGCCCAGAGCTTTATTACGATGCTCTTGTAGAGGTTAAGTCCACAGATGCTACCAATCGCGGTGTATCTGTAACATTCACAATCGCTTCCGACCTTGCTGAAGCATCAACAGCATTGACAGAAACTTCAGACATCACTCCAGTAGCGATGGCTGACTCATACATCACCGTTACTCCTCTTGAATACGGTAACGCAATCCAACTTACTGCCAAGCTCGGTGCTACCGCGTTTATGGAAGTAAACCCAATCGCCGCACAGGTTGTTGGTTGGAACGCTGGTATCTCAACAGACGGCATCGCTCGTACTGCTGCTGGTACAGGTACTCAGGTTGCCTACTCAGGCGCAGTTGCAGGTCGTACATCTCTTGCTAAGACAAATACTCTTGTAGGTTCAGATGTCCGTAATGCAGTTGCTAAGTTGCGTAAGCAGAATGTCGCAACATTCAACGGCATGTATAAGGGTCTTATCCACCCAGATGTTTCCTACGATTTTCGTGGCGCAACAGGTGGAACTAACTGGTCTGACCCACATGTTTATTCCGACCCATCAGGTATCTACAATGGCGTGATCGGTAACTTCCAAGGCGTACAGTTCATGGAAACACCACGCGCACCATTCTTCTCTGACGGTGGAACAAACTCATACACAATCTCAACGATTGCCGTTACTTCAAATGTGGCTACAATCACCACATCTGCTGCACACGGTCTTTCAGTTGGTGACACACTCACCATCTCAGGTGCTACCGCTACATCTGGTACTGGTTCAACTTCACAACTTGGCTTCAACGCTCAGTTCACAGTTACAACCGTTCCAACAACCACAACTTTGACATTTTCAGTTCTTGGATTGTCAAATGTGAACGCTGGTACTTCATTGACACTCGTTGTCAACGCAGTAGATGTGTACGGAACCTTGGTCTTGGGTCGTCAGGCTCTCGCTAAGGCTTTCTCAACCGGTGGCGGTTATGGAATTCAACCAATCTTGGTTGATATTCCCGTCATTGACACACTCCGCCGCTTTACTGGAGTTGGCTGGAAGCACTTTGTCGGGTATGCTCCATTCCGTCAAGCTGCTTTGTTCCGCATTGAATCTGGTTCTTCAATCGGACAGTAAGTAACTTAGGGGAGTCACCCGCTTAACCTTTCTCGGGTGGTTCCCCGTTCTACTTTAGGAGCGTGACAAATGGCAACTTTTACTCCCCCAGCGAGAACCTTTGTTCCCGTTATTACGGATAACACCCCAGAGTTTCAAAAGCGACCTTTTGCTTATTTCACGCCTTCGATTCCTAAAGGCAATAATGTGTGGATAGATACCAACAATGTTGTATCTGAAACCCAACCTCCGCTTTGGGTAGCCCAAACTTATTACAACGCAAATGGCTCTATTGCCTCAAGTAGCCCTGGCGTTAAAGCCGTTTATTATGGCGGTCATTCCTATACAATTAGTGACAGCGAAGTTCAAATTCTGACAAACGCTGGTTACGGAGCGTACATAAGTTGAAAACTGAAACTACAACAGTTTGCGCTCATTCCAATTTTAAATTTTCATCCAAAGATGGCTGGATATGTAAGAATTGCTATAAACCACTTACCGAAGATGAACTTCCACACCGCGAAGGCTTTCCCATGCTCGGTTTTGGAGATTTAAGAGATAGCGTAAAGGCAGTTAATGATCGTGAAGAACGCTGGCAAAAAGATATGCCAGCCTACAAACGCCTTCGTCAGCAAGGGTATCAACCCAAGGGAATTGATGGAGCCGCCCGTATTGAAGCTGGAGCCACAACCCGTTTTGAGATTGAATCAGGTCAAGTCCTAGAAGGACAAACTAAGAAAATCGAAGCCGCAGTAGAAGCAATTGAACATGTAACAGGCAAATCCATTTATGACCCTAACACAACGGCGGTAAATCTATGACAACTGTTCAAAATTGGATTGACCAGACTCGTTCTTATTTAATGAGTGGTTATGTTGAAAATCGTAATCAACTTGCTCTTGCTTATACCGCAGGTAGCGGAACCCTTACATTTGCTCAATCTACTGATGGTATCCGCTCCGGTACGCGCCTTTCTATTGGAACCAATACTTTTTATGTCTGGTCTATTTCAGGTTCAACTGCCAGCGTATTGGCTGGAGAAGAAGGTTCAACCGATGCTAATGCGGCTATTGGAACTCTTGTTCGTGTTGCCCCACGCTTTACGGGCAACGACATTCTCAATCAATTAGGCAATGAGATAAATGATTTGTCATCTCCCACCAATGGTCTTTATGGAATCCAAACTTACGATTTCACTTACAATCCGATTCTAACGGGTTACGACCTTAGCCCTATTGCCGATCAATTGATTTCCATTTATGAAGTTAAGTATTTGACTCCTGGACCTGCCCACGACAACCCACGCATTTCCAATACCAAGTGGCGTTTGAACCGCAATGCAGATACGGCACAATTCCCATCTGGAATCTCACTTCAATTATTTTCTCCTGGTTATGCAGGTTTTGGCGTTCGAGTTGTTTACAAGGCAAACCTCACAATGCCAACTACCACCTATGCCAATGTCGCTTCTACTGGATTGCAAAATACGGCTTTTGATATTCCTCCACTTGGAGCTGCAATTCGCTTGATGGAAGGGCGCGAAATTAAGCGCGACTTTACCGAAGCACAGGGCGATACTCGCAGAGGAAGTGAAGTTCCAGCAGGAGCAATCATGCAATCTTCTAATGGACTTCAGCAATTACGCGCTCGCCGTATCGCAGCAGAAGCCGCAAAATTGGAAGCCTTGTACCCAAGTTATAGGAGTTAAGCATGACAATTTCGCCATCGCTTTCCTATGACACACCTTTTAGACCAGCGGTTCCTTTTTACTCTGGAAGTTCTACTTCTTCCAATGTTCCTTGGCCTTATCCCGTAGCACTTGATGGTCACCCTTACATGCTCCAATGGGACAAAGATTCAATCGGAGTATGGGGAGCAAAATTCAAGCGCGAAACATTGCCGCTTGTTCGTAACCAAGCCGATAACTCTAATACCCCTGGAGAGCAATCTATCTCCCCCGAACAACTATGGCGCAGAAGTCAAGATACATGGTTGGGTGGAGAAGGTCAGACCTACCTTGATCGTGCTACATCACTACTCAATCGCTATAACGATTCAATAGGAATTAACCCTTGGAATCCTTGGCAACTTTCCCTTCTTAATGACACATCTCGCGTTTATACTTCGGCAAATACTGGGCTTGCTTGCTTAAACACGGGAACCAATGTGTACATCATTGATGGAACCGCTCTTAAATACACCTCAGATATGTCCACATTTACCAGCGTGACTGGCATGACTGGCTCACCAGTATCTATGGCTTCTGATGGCGCAACCATTTATACGGCGAATAGTTCAAACGGCATTTACTCTGGAACACTCGGCGGAGCATCTGTTTCTTCTTTCGCAACCGGAACTGTTACCTTGGTTCGCTATACCAAGTCACGCCTTATGGCGGCTGGTGGTGGCAAACTTTACAATGTTCTTTCTAGCGGAGCATTGCCTACTGCACTCCTTGACCTTTCGGCTCGCAACTTTACTTGGGTAGATATTTGCGGTGGTCTTAGCCAGATTTATGCGGCTGGATACGCTGGAACTAAATCCATTATTTATCGAACCGCAATCCTTTCTGATGGAACCGCACTTGCAGTTCCTACCGTTGCGGCTGAATTACCAGATGGAGAAATCGTTCGTTCGATTGCTTCCTATCTTGGTTATGTTCTTATTGGAACCGATAAGGGCGTTCGTTTTTGCCAAGTCAATTCAGATGGCTCGCTGACTTTGGGTGGAATCATCACAACTAGCCAACCCGTTTATTGCTTTGAGCCACAATCTCGCTTTGTCTGGTATGGCTTGTCCAACTACGATGGCAATAACTCTTTCTTGGGTCGCATGGATTTGACCACCTTTACCAACACTCTAGTTCCAGCCTACGCAGCCGACCTTCAAGCCTATTCTCAAGGCGCGGTTCGCTCGGTTATTACCTTTAATAACAAAAGGTATTTCACCGTTGATGGCTATGGATTGGTCGGGGAAACTAGCACTCCAGTTGCTTCTGGAACTTTCGTCAGCGGAGTTATTTCCTACGGTCTTTCAGACCCCAAAGTTGCTATGTATGTGGACATTAAACATGAGCCACTTAAAGGCTCAATTCAAGTAGGCATTATTGCCGATACTTCCGATCAATATGCGGCGGCTACAAATGCCACAACTATTGGAACTTCAAGCGTAGTGGGAAGTGTATCTCCTACTTATGCTTTCCCCGCTGGTCAGCTTGTAGGTGAGAACTTTCAGATAGTTCTTACCCTTAATTCCGATGGCACAAATAGTCCCGTTTTGACTCGCTGGATTTTGCGCTCCATGCCTATTCCGATTAGAACTGCTCAATGGAATGTTCCGATTATGCTCTTTTCAACAATTACGGTTGGCGATAAAGATTGGGCCATGAAAGTTCCAGACGAACTGACCCACCTTTACAATTTATGGCAATCTCAAGAAGTCTTTACTTTTCAAATGGGGTTTGAAACCTACCAAGTGGTACTCTATGACTACCAATGGTTGCCTGAAATAGTGAATATTCACGGGGAAACAGAAGGAACATTCTTTGCTCAACTTAAAGAGATAGCGGGTTAATAATGGGTGCAAGAGTCTACACGGGTGCGGCAACCCCCACCACTATTACAAGTTCGATTACGAATGTATCCACCAGCGTAACAATTGCTTCCGCAACTAACTGGCTTACATCTGGGCAATTTTCCGTTGTCATTGATCCCGGACTAGCTGGTGAAGAAAAGTGCCTTGCTACCCTTTCTGGAACAACCCTTACTTTCGTTACTCGCGGTTATGACAATACAACCGCAGCATCTCACAACTCTGGTGCGGTAATTTATCCAGTCCCTACCGCAATTGATTTTTCGGAAGCGAACACCCATGTAAACGCTTCTAGCGCAGTTCATGGAATTACTGGTTCCGTTGTCGGCACAACTGATACTCAAACCCTCACCAACAAAGACCTGACCGATTCGACCAACAAGATTAACTGGTCTGCTTTTGCCGGCAAAAACGCCATCATCAACGGCGGAATGGATATTTGGCAACGCGGTACTTCGTTTAGCGGAATTGGAAATTTGACCTACACCGCAGACCGTTGGTTCACCGAAACAGGTGGAACTGCGAATGTGACTCAACAAACCTTTACCGCTGGCTCGGCCCCAGTATCGGGATACGAAGGCACTTACTATCTTCAATACGCAACCGCGACAACAAATAGCGTTCACGGAATTGACCAAAAGATAGAAGATGTTAGAGCGTTTGCAGGGCAGACAGTAACCATCTCCGCTTGGATGAAAGCAACTGCGGCAACAACAATAACCGTTATCGCAAGTCAGTTTTTTGGAAGTGGTGGCTCTACACAGGTTGATGCTGGTTCAACAACTTGGACTTTGGGTACATCTTGGCAGCGCTACACATTTACTGTTGCGATTCCTTCAATTTCAGGAAAAACAATCGGAACAGGCTCGGCTCTCAATATCCGCTTCCTCAATCTTACAAACGCTTCATTCACTTTCCAACTTTGGGGCGTACAAATGGAAGCAGGTTCGGTGGCAACTGCCTTCTCCCGCGCTGGTGGCATACTTCAGGGGGAGTTAGCCGCTTGCCAGAGGTATTACTGGCGAGAAAACTGGGATGCACAAACTACTTATGCAATTTTTGGACAAGGCTCAGCAACTTCAACAACTATTGCATATTGCCAAACAGCGTTTCCAGTTCAGATGCGAGTGAAACCAACTGCTATTGATTTTCCTGCGGTTGGCACCTATTTTCAATGTCTAGATGCAACCGCAGGTGGCGCAACAATGACCGCACTTTCTTTTGACGTAAATCAAACAACTTCATCATTAGGGTTTCTTGTTGCAACTGTTGCATCAGGTCTTACTCAATTTAGGCCTTATGTTATTCGTGGTCTAAATTCAACCGCCGCTTACTTAGGATGGACTGCCGAACTATGATAGAAATTACGAAAGACCAATGGGGCAATGAATATGTAACCATTGAAAATGATGGCAATTTTACTGTTATGCTCAAGTCAACTTACGATGCTCAACAAGCATCTGACACACTCCCATCCAACTCTTCAACACCACAGGCAGGTAACT